CAAGTGGAAATTGGGGATCTGAAGCAGATGGAGTATATTTCAATGTCATTGGCAATAAATCATTTACTTTATCTGCTGGCAAAGATTACAGTGGCACTGGAAATATTGGAGGTCTATATGCAGATCTAGAATCTTTATCACAGGCATATGATAGATTTTCAAGTGATTCTGATGCAGACATTAGATTTTTACTTCAGGGAAGCGCATCATTAGGTAAGGTTGAGGAGCAAGCAAAAGCAAATAAATTAATTTCAGTTGCAGAATCAAGAAAAGATTGTATAGCATTCATTTCTCCATATAGAGAGTCTGTTGTCAATGTAACATCTTCTGCAACTCAACTTGATAATGTTCTTTCATTCTTTAGTCCTATTCAATCTTCATCCTATGCAGTTTTTGATTCTGGGTATCAGTATGTTTATGATAGATTTAATCAACAGTTTGTATATGTTCCATGTTCCTCAGATGTTGCTGGATTATGTGTAAGAACTGATATTGATCAGTTCCCTTGGTTCTCTCCAGCAGGAAAGACAAGAGGAACCTTCAAATCTGCAATCAAACTGGCATACAATCCAGGACAAACAGATAGAGATAAATTGTATGGTGAAAGAATTAACCCTGTAATTACATCACCAGGATCTGGCATTATTCTTTTTGGTGACAAAACTGCACTGAGGTATCAGTCTGCATTTGACAGAATTAATGTTAGAAGACTTTTCATTGCAATTCAACAAGCAATTAAAGTTGCTGCAGATGCCCAACTGTTCGAATTTAATGATGCGACTACAAGAGCAAACTTTATCAATGTTGTTGAACCTTATTTAAGAGATGTAAAAATTAAGAGAGGAATCACAGACTTCCTCCTTATTTGTGATGAGTCTAATAATACAGCAGATGTAATAGATAGAAATGAATTTATTGCTGACATCTATGTGAAGCCTGCAAGGTCAATTAACTTTATTGGTCTTACCTTTGTTGCTACAAGGACAGGGGTTTCATTTGAAAGCATCGTAGGAACAGTTTAATTTAAAAAGGAGAATCTAAAATGCCTACTTTTAATTCAAGAAGTATTGATGCTTTTAAAGCAAAACTAAAAGGTGGTGGTGCTCGCAGCAACCTATTTGAAGTTGGTTTTGGTAATGGTGCTAGTGATCAACTTGGTTTACCAAGTGGAGAATTTTTTAATCAGGTTACTGGAGGAAATGAATTTGATGAAGGAGACTTAATGTTAATTAAGTCTGCAGGATTACCAGCATCTACAATTAGTGAAATTCCAGTACCATTTAGAGGAAGAACTCTAAAAATTGCTGGAGATAGGGTATTTGATGTTTGGACAATTACCATCATTAACGATACAGACTTTAAGTGGAGATCTTTCTTTGAAAGATGGATGAACTTAATTACCAAAGTATCTGATGGCAGTGGTACTATTGCTCCAGCAGATTACATGACAGATATGACAGTTGCTCAACTTACAAGAGGACCAACTGTTTCCCCAGATCAAGTCAACACTTTGAATATTGATGTTTTAAGAAGATATGTTGTTCATGGGGCATTTCCAACAAATGTATCTCAAATTGATCTGTCATATAACAATGAAAATGAAATTGAAGAATTTACTGTAGACCTTCAAATTCAGTGGTGGGAAGCAGTTAATGGAAATAATAATGGACCTAATGGAACTGGAGTCATCTAAATAGTACATAATTTAGAATTATACTATGACAAAACTTTTTGGATTCTCCATTGAAGATTCTGATACTCCTAAAGGTGTAATTTCCCCCGTACCTCAAAATAATGAGGACGGGGCAGATTATTATTTGACTAGTGGGTTTTATGGTCAGTATGTTGATATTGAAGGAGTATTCAGGAATGAATATGACTTAATTAAAAGATACAGAGAAATGGCACTTCACCCTGAATGTGACAGTGCCATTGAAAACGTAGTTAATGAAGCTATAGTAAGTGACTTAAATGATTCTCCAGTAGAGATTGAATTAAGCAACTTAAATGCTAGCGATGAATTAAAAAAAGTTATTAGAGAAGAATTTAAATATATCAAAGATATATTAGATTTTGATAAAAAGGCCCATGAAATTTTTAAGAATTGGTATGTTGATGGTAGAATTTTATATCACAAAGTAATTGATGTTAATGATCCATCAAAAGGAATTCAAGAGCTTCGATTTATAGATGCTCTTAAAGTGAAATTTATGAGGATGGAGAAGCAAGATAAAGATAGAATTAGTAGTATAACTAATGTTTCTAACCCAACAGTCTTTAAAGATCCTGAAATTGATGAGTTCTTTATTTACTATCCAACAACTAATAATCAAAAGTTTGGAGCTCCAAATAAAGGAATAAAAATAGCAAAAGATTCTATAACCTTTGTAACTTCTGGACTAGTAGATAGGAACAGACAGTTAACGCTTTCATATTTACATAAAGCAATCAAAGCACTCAATCAACTTCGTATGATTGAAGATGCATTGGTAATTTACAGAATTTCTCGTGCCCCAGAAAGAAGAATTTTTTATATTGACGTTGGCAATCTTCCAAAAATTAAAGCAGAGCAATATCTTCGCGATGTAATGAATCGATATAGAAATAAGTTGGTATATGATGCCAACACTGGCGAAATGAGGGATGATAAAAAGTTCATGAGTATGATGGAAGACTTCTGGTTACCTCGTAGAGAAGGTGGCAGAGGAACTGAAATCACTACACTTCCTGGTGGACAAAATCTTGGTGAACTAACTGATGTTCAGTATTTCCAGAAGAAACTTTTTAGAGCATTAAATGTTCCAGAATCAAGAACTGCATCTGATGGTGGGTTTAATCTAGGTAGATCTTCAGAAATACTTAGAGATGAATTGATGTTTGGAAAATTTGTAGGAAGACTTAGAAAGAGATTTAGTAATGTATTTCATGATATTTTAAAAACACAATTAATCCTTAAGAACATTATTACCCCAGAAGATTGGGATAAGATGAGTGATCATATTCAATATGATTACCTTTATGATGGCCACTTTGCAGAGCTAAAAGAAACTGAATTAATGAATGAGAGATTGAATCTCCTAGTTGCTGTAGAACCTTATGTTGGAACTTATTATTCTAGAGATTATGTAAGGAGAAAGATTCTAAGGCAAACTGATCAAGAAATAGTTGATGAGGATAAGTTAATCAAAAAAGAAATTAATGATGGGGTATACCCAGATCCCAAACTAATGCCCCCAGTTGGTCCAGATGGTATGCCATTAGATCCAATAGGATTAGGGAGTCAACCAATTGGCGCAGTTCCTAAAGAACCTCAAGTAAATGGTGCTAACAAAGCAACATCAATAAATTCCAAAGCAGCAGAGATATAAATAGTGTATAATTTTGAGATTGTATATGGAACCAACAGTTGATCTAATGGATACTATTTTTTCTGGAGGTTCTCCAGAAGAAGTTAGCGATAAAATTAAAGAAATTTTATTTTTCAAATCTGCATCTAAGATACAAGGAATTACCCCTGAGGTTTCTCAAAGTATGTTTGACAATCTTCCTGCAGAGAGATAATAAGTGGACAGGGAGTTAATAGACTTCTTTAAAACAGTAAAGTCAGCAAAGAAAGAAAAGAAAGAAGAATTTCAAGATCTTCTTGGAGATTCTTTCTTTGAAGATTTTATAAAGCCTTTAGCAAAACAATATAAAAAAGAAGAAGTATCTGAAGAACTTATATCAGAATCTTTAAATGTTGAAGAAAAAATTGAAATTAAAGAAGAATCCTTAATTGAAAAGTCTTTGGGACTTCTTGCTGAACCATCAAATGTTAAACAACAACAAGATCCACTTACTCCTTTGGATCAAAAGTTTGCAACTTTTGATGATCTTCAAAAACATTATGGCCTTTTTCTTTCAAGAATTCAGCAACAACTTTCTACATTAGGTGGAGGTGGTGAGACTAATCTGGCATATATGGATATGCCACTTAAATATATCACCACTTCATCATATACAATAACCCCACAAGATTATTATATTGGAGTTAATTATGCAGGAGCAGTTACAATTACTCTCCCAACTCCAAAGAAAAATGGAAAGACTTACATAGTAAAAGATGAACTTGGGGAAGCATCCAAAGGAGTAAATAGGTATATCACAATCCTCCCATCTGGTTCTGATACTATTGATGGTAGAGATAGAGCAATTATTGCTTATGATTATGGTTCAGTTACTTTTGTTTATAGAAATGGTTGGAGGGTAGTCTAATGTCACACTTATATGATCCATGGAAACCTGGAGATGATGCATTTGGTAGATTAAGAGTATCTGAACCATATACTCTTGGTGACTATAAGCATCTTTATTCTATTGATCCAGATTTTATTGATGTAAAAGTTGGTACTGGGGCAACTGTAACTTTTGATGTCAATCAAGCTGCTGCAATTTTAAGTTCTGGCATCAGTACTGATGGATATACCATTCACCAGACAAAAAGATATCACCATTACATGCCAGGCAAATCTCAGTTGATTTACTCCACATTTAATTTTGGTACAGCACAACAAAATGTCTATAAGAGAACTGGATATTTTGATGATAGAGATGGTATTTTCTTTGAGCAAGCACCAGATGGAACTTTAAGTTTCGTAATCAGATCTTATGTAACTGGAATTGCTTCAGATAGAAGAGTTACTCAATCTGAATGGAACAAGGATAGATTAACTGGACAAGATCCTTCTGGATTTACATTAGATATTACTAAAACTCAATTATTCTTCACAGACTTTGAATGGTTAGGTGTTGGTAGAGTTCGTTGTGGATTTTCAATTGATGGAAAGAATATTGTTTGTCACGAATTTTATAATTCAAATCATCTTCCAACAGTTTATATGTCTAATCCAAATCTCCCAGTAAGATGTGAGGTTAGAAATGCTGGGACACAAGTAGGTGCTGGTGGATCCTTTATTCAGATTTGTTCTACTGTGATGAGTGAAGGTGGATATGTAGAGGCAGGTAGAGAATTTTCACATACAACAAATCTTAGAACAGTTGGTATTGGTACTACAGTTCCAATTATTGCAATTAGACTTAAGAATACATTTAAAGGTTATCCAAATAGAGCAACAGTAAAACTTGAAGATGTCTCTGTGTTTAGTAATGGAGGAAACGTAAAATATGAAGTTGTAAAATTAAGAAGTTCTGTTGGCATTAATACAACTGGAATTTGGGTTTCTGAAAATACAGAATCTGTTGTTGAATTTAATGAAAGCTCAACTGGAATTAGTACTACATATTTTGAAGATTTTATGGGTGGTTACGCAGCAGGAGAAAGTCAAAACTCTCAAAAACCAACTGCAACATCTGTAGATGTGTCAAGTGGACCATCATCTAAGAAAAATTACATAGCACAAAATTATGATTCAACAGACTCAGAATTGTTTTCTGTTCGTGTAACTAATATAAGTGATGCCAGTACTAATGTGGGGGTTTCTATTAGATGGAGAGAGATTTACTAAATAATTAGATAAAAGACCAATTATAAATATGTCTCACAAAATAGTTCAAACAGTGACACCTTTGAGTAGTGTTAGTGCGTCGTCATCTCAAAGTTCTGCTATTGCACTTCAAAGTGGATTTATTAGAATAGTTCCTGTTGGTGCTGCAGTTGCTGTTGCAATTGGAACAGACCCTACTGCAACTTCTAGTGATTTTGTAGTTTCTCAATATCAACCAGAAATTCTTAAAGAAAGAGTTGCTAGGCAACAAATCTCAGGAATTACTACAGGGACCACAACTGTAGTTCATTTTGGAGAAAATTATGGCAATCCTTTTATGGTTGGAGATTGTGTAAGTATTGTAAATGCTACTACAGCAGGTATTGATACATCCCATGTTGTAGTTACCTCATCAACACTCCAATCCATAACAATTAATCATAATTCTTCTGCAGTGTCTGGAATAATTACAGTTACTGGAGCAGTAGTGGCAAGAAGTATAAAAGTTGCTGCATACGGTTTAGGTGGAACAGCAAGCACAGTTTCTATAACAGAAGTTCAAACAGCATCCCAATCATGACCATGAAACTAATCACAGAAGAAATAGAATCAGTAGAAATTATTACTGAAGAAAAAAATGGTGTCAAAACCTTGTATATTCAAGGACCATTTCTTCAAGCAGAAGTAACTAACAGAAATGGTAGAAATTATCCATTATCTGTACTTGAAAGAGAAGTCAATAGATATAATGAATCATTTATTGTGAAAGGTAGAGCATTAGGAGAACTTGGTCACCCAGATGGTCCAACTGTCAATTTAGACAGAGTTTCTCACATGATTACCAATTTAAAAAAAGAAGGAACTAATTTTATTGGTAAAGCAAAACTCCTAGATACCCCAATGGGAAATATTGCAAAATCACTTCTTGGGGAAGGAGTAACTCTTGGAGTATCATCTAGAGGTATAGGATCTTTAGTTGAGAAAAATGGAATTAAATATGTTGGTGAAGATTTCATGCTTGCAACTGCTGCAGATATTGTAGCAGATCCTTCTGCTCCTGATGCATTTGTTCAGGGAATTATGGAAGGTAAAGAATGGGTTTGGGATGGTGGAATTTTAAAAGAAATGAATGCTGCTCAAGCAAAGCAAAACATAGAAAGACTTTCTAGACAAAGAAAGTTAAATGAACAGACAAAACTTAAAACATTTAAAAATTATTTGTTAAATTTATAATTTATAAATAAATATAGAATAAATTAAAGATTTTTATTCGGAGTATACAAATGAGTGTCGGTAACGATTTACAAGAAATGGAAGTATCTACTAAAAAATCTGCTAGTGCTGTAAACAAAGGTGCCACTGCTGGGGAAGGAATGCATAAAGCTGATATTCCTGGCGAAGGTCTTGTTTCTTCAGTAGAAGATCTTGGAGGACCAACTCCTCAAAATTCAAGACCAACTGATGATTCTAACAAATATAAAACTCCTGCAGCAAAGCTGAAGGCAGTAAGAGATGTGCAGCATAAGTCTGCAAAATCTCCAGAACCAATGCAGCACCCAAACAAGTCTGCTTGGAGCTATGAAGAAACTGAAGTTGATCAAGAATTAGTTGAAGAGGAGATTGAAGATAATCAAGAAGTAGATCAAATTGAAGAGGTTGTTGAAGAGTCTGAAGTTGAAGAGACTGTTTCATTAGAAGAAAGATTAGATCAAATTACTAATGAAAAAGTTGATTATTCAGATGATATTAATGCATTGATGGAAGGTGAAGATCTTACTGAAGATTTTATGAAGAAGGCAGAAACTATTTTTGAAGCTGCTGTTAAGTCAAAAATCACCTCAGTAATTGAAGCTCTTGAAACTGAATACAACAACAAACTTGTAGAAGAAGTTACCTCAATTAAAGAAGAACTCACTGAAAGAGTTGATTCATATCTAGAATATGTTTCAACTGAATGGATCGAAGAAAATGCCCTTCAAGTAGAAACTGGCATTAAATCTGAGTTGTCTGAATCCTTCATGCAAGGATTAAAGCAACTTTTTGAAGAACATTATGTAGAAATCCCTGAAGATAGATATAATGTGTTAGAAGGAATGGTCGAAAGACTAGATGAAATGGAAGGAAAACTCAACGAACAAATCGAAAGAAATGTTCAATTAAATAAGAGACTTAGTGAAGCTGTAAGTGACACTATCTTAAATACTGTTTCTGAAGGGTTAGCTTTAACTCAGAAGGAAAAGCTTGCAAGTCTTGCAGAAAGTGTTGAGTTTGAAAGTGAAGAAGACTATCGTGAGAAACTGGAAACTCTAAAAGAATCATATTTCCCAAGAAATCCAGGTTCTACAAGAGAAGAAATGCTTACTGAAGAGACTGTAGAGGACTATAGCCCTCGAATGTCTTCTTACTTGAAAGCATTAACTAAATTCTCTAAGTGAAATCAATTATATAATAAATATTTGTAGTTAAACAAACACTTTAACAAGACTAACCAAGGAGAAAAAGCAATGTTCCTTTCAGAACAATTGCAGAAGAAGTGGCAACCTCTTTTAGAAGCAGAGGGTCTTGATAACATCAAAGATCCTTATAGAAGAGCAGTTACCGCAGTTCTGCTAGAAAACCAAGAAAGATTTTTAAATGAAGAGAGAGGATTCCTCTCAGAAACCCCAGCAGGTTCATATGCTAGCCAAGCTGGTGCTGGTGGGGCTGCAGGATTTTCATACAATGCAACAGCAACAGGACCAGTAGCAGGTTTTGACCCAGTTCTGATTTCATTAATCAGACGTTCAATGCCTAACTTGGTTGCTTATGATCTTGCTGGCGTTCAACCAATGAATGGTCCTACTGGACTTATCTTTGCAATGAGAAGCAGATATGTCAACCAGAATGGTGCTGAAGCATTCTTCAATGAAGTTGATACTGCATACTCAGGTCAAGATGATGGATTCAATACTACTACTGGTGACTACACTGGTGGTGCAGATGGTGGTGCATCTGTAGGTTTTGGAACCACTGGTTTCGCTGCAGCAAATGCTGGATTAGGAAATACCTCAGCACAAGGTAGTGCTTATGGATTCAATCCTGCCCTCATGAATAATTCTGGGGCAGATGGTCGTGAGTACAGAGTTGGTCAGGGCATGAGCACCTATGATTCTGAGAATCTAGGTACTGCTGATGGTGACCAGTTCAACCAGATGGCATTCAGCATTGAGAAGCTCTCAGTTACTGCAAAGTCAAGAGCACTCAAGGCAGAATACACTCTAGAACTGGCACAAGACCTCAAGGCAATCCATGGTCTTGATGCTGAAGCTGAGTTAGCAAATATTCTTTCAACTGAGATCCTTGCTGAGATCAACAGAGAAGTCATCAGAACCATCTACAAGATTGCTGAGCCTGGTGCTCAGACCAATGTTGCAAATGCTGGTTTCTTTGACCTTGATGTTGATTCAAATGGTAGATGGTCTGTTGAGAAATTCAAAGGTCTTCTCTTCCAACTAGAAAGAGATGCTAATGCAATTGCTCAAAGAACCAGAAGAGGGAAGGGCAACACCATCCTCTGCTCTGCTGATGTAGCTTCTGCACTCACAATGGCAGGACTTCTTGATTATACCCCAGCACTCAATGCTAACCTTAATGTTGATGATACTGGCAATACTTTTGCTGGTGTTCTCAATGGTAAGTTCAAAGTTTACATTGACCCATATGCTGCAAACCTTGCTGCTGAGCAGTATTATGTTGTAGGATATAAGGGGACCAACCCTTATGATGCAGGTCTATTCTACTGCCCTTATGTACCTCTCCAGATGGTACGTGCAGTTGGACAGGATACCTTCCAACCAAAGATTGGCTTCAAGACCAGATATGGTATGGTTGCCAACCCATTTGCTGAGGGTACTGCACAAGGAATGGGCAGAATTGCTCAGAACACCAACAGATACTACAGAAGAGTACAAGTTAAGAATTTAATGTGAGTTTCTTTCACTTCCTTAGAGGGTCCAAAAGGACCCTCTTTTTTTATGGATAAATACTAAAAAAAGGATATGTCTAATAGTACTTGGAATAACCAACCAACTAATAGAAATTTTTTATCCCCAGTAGGATTTAAGTTCATAATTAATAAATCACCTAAGGTTGATTTTTATTCTAATTATGCAAACATCCCAGCAATTACTTTAGGATCTGCACTTTATAGTAGGTATGGGAAAAATATTGATATCCCTGGAGATAAAATGAATTATGATGACCTCAGACTTAGATTTTTGGTTGATGAAAATTTAGAAAACTATATGGAAATCCATAATTGGATGACTGGTCTTGGTTTTCCATATAGTTTAGAACAATACAAAGATCTTGAACAAGAAGGTCAAAGTTATGGAAATAACAATAAAGGAACTTTTTATGAAACATCAGATGCTACTCTACAAATTTTAAATAGCAATTTCAATGTTTCTACTCAAGTAATTTATTCACAAGCATTTCCAGTTTACCTATCTACATTAGATTTTGATGCTACTAGAGAAGACATTAATTACTTTACAGCAGAAGTAACTTTTAAGTATACTTATTATAAAATAGTTGACCCAACAGGAAATCCTTTATGATATCATTAGATGAATTGCAAACATTATGGAAAGAAGATTCTAAAATCAATATTGATGACTTACATAATGAATCTATAAAAATTCCACTATTACATTCAAAATATTATGAGTTTTATAATAAAATTTTACTTTTAAGAAAAAAGTGTGAATTGGATTATAAAGCAAAAAAATTAGACAAGTATAATTATTATTCTGGCAAAGCAGATCCAGAAGTATATAAACAAAACCCATTTCCCTATAAAGTTAGGGACAAAGAAAGTCTTCAAAGGTATTTGGATGCAGATCAAGATTTATATTCTTTGCATTTAAAATTAGATTATTATCAAACACTTTTAAATTTTATAGAAGAAATTATAAAACAATTATCTAATAGAACTTATCAAATTAAAAACTCAATTGATTTTTTGAGATTTCAATCTGGAATGTAGCATGTCAGATTTAATTATTACAAAGAAAAATGAAATTTTTCTAAAAGTAGAATGTGAACCACATATTAAATATGAATTGAGTGATCAATTTACTTTTGATGTGCCTGGTGCAAAATTTATGCCTCAGTATAGAAGCAAATACTGGGATGGTAAAATACGATTATTCAATGTTCAGAATGGTGAAATATACGCTGGTCTGTTAGATAAACTTATTTTATTTTGTGACAATCATAATTATAAATTTTCATTCCAAGAAAATAAGTATTATGGCATCCCTGGAGAAATCAATGACTCTGTTTCATTGGAGGGTGTTGGGGATTACATGAAATCAATTTGTTCTCATGCCCCAAGAGAATATCAAATAAATGGTGTGTATGATGCACTGAGATATCAAAGAAAATTATTAATATCTCCTACTGCTTCAGGAAAATCATTAATGATTTATTCCTTAGTTAGATATTTTTCAGAAACTCAAAATAAGATATTATTAATAGTTCCCACTACATCATTAGTAGAACAGATGTATAAAGATTTTGAAGATTATGGTTGGGACTGTGAAAAATATTGTCAGAAAATTTATGGAGGACTGGATAAGAAAAACACTAAACAAGTTTGTATTTCTACTTGGCAATCAATCTATAAACTTGATAAATCTT